CCAGATTGGTAGTGTTCATGTGCTGTTTCCCCAATGAAAATACCCTTTTGAATAAATAATTTTAAATAAATCTGAGATTCGGAGAATAAGGGATGGCGTTAAATTTAGCATCTCCTGGTATCGTAGTTAGAGAGGTTGATTTAACCATTGGTAGAGTAGACGCTACCTCTGGATCAATTGGTGCACTTGTTGCCCCCTTTGCAAAGGGACCTGTCGGGACACCAGTTTTAGTAACAGATGAAGCTAGTTTACTAAACAACTTTGGTCAACCATACGAGACAGACAAGCACTATGAAGACTGGTTAGTCGCTTCTTCTTACCTAGCATATGGTGGAAATATGAGGGTAGTGAGAGCAGATGACACTGATCTCAAAAATGCTTTCACAGGAACAGCAGGAAGCGTAAAAATTAAAAGTACAGAGCATTATAATCAATTAGGTTATGACAACAACGCAATAACAAACGTTACCTTCGCAGCGAGAAATCCTGGTTCATGGGGTAATGGTATTAGAGTTGCAACCATTGATGGAAAAGCAGATCAAATCATATCAGGTGTAGATGTTGATAGTGCAACTACTGGCACTATTGCAGTTGGAATGGGTGTTACCCAACAAGTTCCTGCTGGAACAGTTTTGGTTGGATCAGGATCAACTTCAGAGTTAACTGGATACTTTAAAGGTATTATCACAGAAGTTAATAGTGCTAAAGATGAGATCTCAGTTAAATTCTTTGGTCATGTTTCTACTGCAAATACTGAAACTTCAGTAGATTATCAACCATCAGGAACATATCAATTCGCATATTCATCTGGGAACACAACAATTGGTATTGTAACCACAACAAGCACAGGTGGTGTGATGACTGCATTCACTGCATCAAGAGATTGGTTTGATGAGCAAACACTTACACTAACTGGTGCAGGATCAACAATTACATGGAATTCAATTGTTGATAGACCAGGCACATCAGCATATGCTGCAGCAAGAAATTCAAGATTTGATGAACTTCATGTTCTTGTAATTGATGGTGCAGGTGAAGTAACAGGAAATGCAGGAACAATTTTAGAGAAGCATGTTGCATTATCTAAAGGAAAAGATTCTGAATATTCTGTAGGAAGCACTGCATACTGGAGAAAGTATCTCTATAATACATCAACAAATGTATTTGGTGGATCACAACCAAATGGTGTAGTTGCAACAGGATTTACAGGTGGTGGATTTTTCCCAACAGCAGATTTTGCATGGGATCAAGATGTTGAGGGTATTACATTTGGTGCTTCAGGAAGTAACACTTATACACTAAGTGGTGGTCTTAACTATAATGGTCAAACAGGTCTTTCAACATCAGGTGCTTTAACAGCAACACTTGGTGAAATATCAACTGGTTATGAATTGTTTGAAAATACAGAAAACTTTGAGGTAGATTTCTTACTCATGGGTTCTGGTGCAGGTACTAAATCAACTGTTCAGGCAAAAGCAAATAAGATAATCGCTGTTGCTGAACTAAGAAAAGACGCAATTGCGTTTGTATCACCAAGCAGAAATACATTCATTAGTGATGGTTCTGTAGGAACAGTAACAGTCAATAATGACTCTGCAATTACAAACTCAGTGGTTAATTTCTATTCACCTATTACATCTACAACATATGCAGTATTCGATAGCGGATACAAGTATATGTACGATAGATTTAGTGATACATTCCGTTATGTACCACTAAATGGAGACATCGCTGGAACTTGTGCTAGAAATGATCTTACACAATTCCCTTGGTTCTCACCAGCAGGTAACTCAAGAGGTGCGATACTTAATGCTGTTAAATTAGCATATAATCCTAGCAAACTTCAAAGAGATGTACTTTATTCAAATAGAGTCAATCCAGTAATTTTCCAACCAGGTGATGGAATCATCTTGTTCGGTGATAAAACTGGATTTGGAAAATCATCCGCATTTGATAGAATAAATGTTCGTCGTTTATTCATCTATCTTGAGGATGCGATCTCAGCTGCTGCTAGAGATCAATTATTTGAGTTCAATGATGAGATTACAAGAACAAACTTTGTAAATATTGTTGAACCATTTCTTCGTGACACTCAAGCGAAACGAGGAATCTTTGATTATGTCGTCATATGTGACGAAACAAATAACACCGCATCTGTAATCGACAATAATGAATTTGTCGCAGATATCTTCATTAAACCAGCACGTTCAATCAACTTCATCGGTCTAACCTTTGTTGCTACAAGAACTGGGGTATCATTTGAAGAAGTGATCGGTAACGTTTAATAACTTAAGGAAGTAAAAACTCATGGCTACAAGAAACCAATTAAATCCACCTCCATTAAGGAAGATTACTGACTTTAAGAGTAAACTTACTGGTGGCGGTGCTCGCTCAAATCTGTTTGAATGTGAACTAGCATTCCCTCAAGCAGTAAGTGTTGAAGGTTTGAATGATATTTTGAATAAGGCAAGATTCTTAGTCAAAGCAGCAAACTTACCTGCATCTAATGTTGCTCCTATTGAAGTTCCATTCAGAGGAAGAGTACTTAAGATTGCTGGTGATCGCACATTCGACACTTGGACAATCACGATAATTAATGACACAGACTTTGCTATTCGTTCAGCATTTGAAAAATGGATGAATACAATCAATAGGGTATCTGATAATACTGGTACAACTAATCCAGCAGATTATCAAGCAGACGCTTTTGTGTTCCAACTTGATCGTAGTGGAGAAACACTTAGAAAGTATAAATTCTATGATGTATTCCCTACACAGGTTGCACCAATTGAATTATCTTATGATGCTCAAGGCATTCAAGAGTTTCAGGTCGAACTTCAAGTTCTATACTGGGAAGCAATTAAAGGTAATGGTGCTAACGCAGGTGGAGAGGACATTAACTAATCGCCTAAATAGTGCTATAATAGAAGTAAAAATATTATACTATGGCTAAACTGTTTGGTTTCTCTATTGATGACGGAAAAGATAAATCACCGTCAGTAGTATCCCCTGTCCCGAAAACGAATCAGGACGGGGTTGATAACTATATTTCTAGTGGTTTTTATGGATCATATCTAGATATTGAAGGGGTTTATAAAACTGAACATGATTTAATTCGTAGATATCGTGAGATGGCACTTCATCCAGAAGCAGATGGTGCTATTGAAGATGTAGTAAATGAAGCGATAGTTAGTGACTTATATGATTCACCTGTTGAGATAGAATTATCAAATTTAAATGCTGGTGATTCACTTAAAAAAGCAATTAGAGAAGAATTTAAAAATATAAAAGAAATCATGGACTTCGATAGGAAGGCACATGAAATATTCAGAAATTGGTACATTGATGGTAGAGTATATTACTTAAAAGTTATTGATGTTAAAAATCCAATGGCTGGTATACAGGATCTAAGGTACATTGATCCTATGAAGATGAAGTTTGTTCGTCAACAAAAGAAAGAGGATCCTAAAACAAGATTATTAGATATGGGTCCTAAAGGTCCTCAAGAAAATATCAATGAACCAGATATAGAGGAGTACTTCTTATATACTGCAAAACCAAATTATAATTCTGGTATGATTGCAGGAGCTGGTGGTAGAAAAGGATCAGTAAAAATTGCAAAGGATTCTGTTGTATATTGTAGTTCTGGACTAGTAGATCGTAATAAAGGAACAGTTTTATCATATTTACATAAAGCAATCAAAGCACTCAATCAGTTAAGAATGATTGAAGATAGTCTTGTTATCTACAGATTATCAAGAGCACCAGAAAGAAGAATATTCTATATTGATGTTGGTAATCTACCAAAAGTAAAAGCAGAACAATATTTAAAAGAAGTAATGAGTCGTTATCGTAATAAGTTAGTTTACGATGCAAACACTGGTGAAGTAAGAGATGATCGTAAATTTATGAGTATGCTAGAAGATTTCTGGTTGCCTCGTAGAGAAGGTGGTCGTGGAACTGAAATTACAACTTTACCTGGTGGACAAAACCTTGGAGAACTTTCTGATATTGAATACTTCCAGAAAAAATTATATCGTGCATTAGGTGTTCCAGAGTCAAGAATTGCAGCAGATGGAGGATTTAACTTAGGTAGATCATCTGAAATATTAAGAGATGAATTGAAGTTTGCAAAATTTGTTGGACGTTTGAGAAAAAGATTTTCAGCAATGTTTAATGATATGCTTCGCACTCAATTAATATTGAAGAACATCGTTACACCTGAAGATTGGGAAAGTATGGGAGAGCATATTCAATATGACTTCTTATACGATAACCAGTTTGCAGAATTAAAAGAATCTGAAATGTTACAGAGTCGTTTAGGTAATCTGGCAACTATTGAACCATATATCGGTAAGTTTTATTCTACAGAATACGTAAGAAAGAAAATTTTAAGACAAACAGATAGTGAGATTATAGAAATTGATGAGCAGATTGAAGATGAGATTGAAAAGGGTGTATTACCTGATCCATCTCAGATAGATCCAATTACAGGTCAACCACTACCTCAAGGGGGAGAAATGGGTGAAGTTCCACAAGATCCAGACCTTGAAGCACAAGGTGAAGTGACCGATGCACAGGCACAGAAAGACGCTAGGAAAGCCGAGATATAAATAAATTATATAATTATAGTATTTTTATGGAAGATAATGAATCTCAACCAACAAATGTGTTGGATATGATCGCCACTGATTCATCACCTGCAGAAATCACAGACACATTGAAGTCGATGATCTATGCAAAAGCTGGTGAAAAAATTGATGGTATGAAAGGATATGCTGCATCAAGTTTGTTTGGTCAAGAACCAGAAGAACCTACAGCAGAACTTGAAACTGAAGTAGA